TCACCAACAACAGTTCCAAATTATAAATTATTTTCTGAAGAAGAAAAAAATATTATGAGAAAACATACCGGTAGATTACCAGAAGATGATGTTAAAGGTGGTGAGGAAATGGTGAAAAAGTCGAATGATTTTATACCATTAAGAGTAGAGCCAATTATTCGTCGAGAAAGAAGAGGTGAAAATAGAATAATACCAATGCCAAATCTTACATCACTAATTGAAGGAATTATTCCACAATCTCACGATGTTGAATCTGGAATGGAAGAAATAATAGAAGAAGAATATTTGGAAGAAGCTAAAGGTTCTATAGAAATCTATGGAGAAGAATTAGAAAAACAAATTATAAATCACATATCAAATCACAGAAGTTATGACAGAGAAGGTTGAAATATATGTAAGATTTGCAAATGAAGGGACTTATTACGATAAAATATATATAAATCCCTCAAAGATAAGTAATCCAAGAATTTTTACACAAGAAGTATTTTTTGATATTGATGGGATTACTGTAGCAACAAGAAAAGAAGATTGGGAAAAAATAGAACAATGGAAAGAGATTGGAAATCCGAATTAGCACAAATTTTAAAAAGAAATAATATGGATGATAGAAAAATAAAAAGAACAATTCATTATGATGATTTATATGATGAAACTGATTTTGATGAACCAAAAGAAGATTTGGATATTCCTTGTCGTTGGAGTAATTTAAAAAATGATGAATATGCTCCGGCATACATCACCGCAACACAAGTTCCGTCAGGAGTTTATGAAATTGTTTGGAATTCCAATTTGAGTACACATACTCTGAAAAAACAACCATTTAAAACTGACGAACTATATCACCTTCCATCACCAGAAATTATGGATATATTAAAAGATATTGAGAATTTTTGGGATCGGGTCGATAAATATAAACAATATAATTTCATCCATAAAAGAGGAATTTTAATGTATGGTGACCCTGGTTGTGGTAAATCAGGAATCATCCAACTTATCGCACAGGATTTGATTAAAAGAAATGGTATTGTAATTAATGTTAAGGATGAGGAAGATGTTGAAAAATTCACATCATTTATTCCCACATTTAGAAAAATTGAACCAAATAGACCATTGGTCGTAATATTGGAAGATATTGATTCAATTGCTGGTGAAAATAGATTCCAAACTGCCAGATTGTTAAACATTCTTGATGGTGTAAAACAAATTGAAGGTGTTGTATACATTGCAACAACAAACTATCCAGAAAAACTTCAAGAACGAATCACAAATAGACCATCAAGATTTGACAGAAGATACAAGGTTGAATTACCAAACGAAGATATCAGACGAGCATACATCCGACATAAATTAAATGATGAAGATATAAGTAATATTGATATTGAGGAGTGGGTTAAAAAAACTGATGGTATGTCCTTATCACACTTAAAAGAAGTTGTTATTTCAGTGATTGTTATGGGTAGAACATTTGAGGAAACAATTAATAATTTGGAAGAATTAGCAGAACGACCAAGAATAAAAGGTTCCGGTAATGTTGGATTTGGTAAATAATTTTGTATATTTGTAATCTAAATCAGAATAAGATGGATATCCTAAAAACCCTATTTAAATTCATATCAACAATTTCTATTATTGTTTTATTCATATGGTTTATAAGGTGGTACATTAAAGGACATACTGGGAAGTACGCCATATGGTTTTGGTTATATACGAGTATATCAATAATCATATTTATTTCAACCAAAACAAATCAATCGGTTGAAGATACAACTCCCGGTTATGTGTATTGGGAACGTAATGTTAAAAATCATTAAACTAATTAATAAAATGACAAAACATAGGAAGGTAACTTGGGAATGCGTTAGTTGTGGGAAACAACACGAATCATATTCAAATAGAAGATGGGAAATGCAAGTATGTGAATGTGGAAAGAGTGGGCTTGACCTTGAAGAATTTTATTCAAGAACAATGGGTAAAATAAGAATTATCAAAGAAGAAGAATTAAAAAAATGAGACATCACGCGGATTTTTATGTGAATCGATTGGCAACCGAATGGTTGAAGAACGGAAAGATTATAATTGGATGTGATCTTGACGATACCATAATTCCATATAATGAAGAAATTAAGGACAACTGTAAAAAAATGGTTGATTTAATATTGGAATGTCAAAAAGAAGGTATTATATTTTTAATTAACACCGCAAGAGGAGAACATCAATTACAAAAAGGTAGAGAACAAGTTGAAACATTAGGAATTGAAGTTCACGGAGTTAATCAAATGCATTCGGAATGGAACAGACCATATGGTGTGAATGGGAAGATATATGCGAATATATTCCTCGATGATAGGGGTGGGTTTTGGAATTCATATGAAACATTATCGAACGCATTAACCATCGTTAAAAAGGTTAGAAAAAATGAGAATGAACGACAATTATAGGACTGATGCCGAATTTGAGGATTTCCTTAATTCAATCGGTGGGGTTATCATACCACATAAACCACATTTATCACCAATAACCAACAGGTCAAGCTTTACTGTTGGTAATGGTTGGTTGGGTATCATCCAACGATTATTTGAGACATTGATTAGAATGGGTTGGAACAAAGAATTTATCAATGTAAAAGAAAAATTCGGAGGAATGAGTATATTTTTGGGTGAATTACCAGAGAATGGATTTCACTTTGTTAATGTGGCAGAAAAAGAAACTTTTATAACTTGTGAAGTGTGTGGAGAACCCGGAGAACAACACAGAATAAATGGTTGGGTATATACTCTTTGTGATAAACATAGGGACGAAAAATTATATGTTGAAGTTGATGGTAAGTTATATCTAAAAAAATTAAAAGAACCCATCTTAAATGGTGATACATACTTCAACGCTTTAACCAATACGATAGAAATATGTAATGTTGATAAATTTTTTGATCCTTGGTCGTTGAAGGTTATTGAAGTTATAAAAAATAATGATTAAACTTTAATTATGGAAACAGAAATTGAACGACTAAACAAAATGCGTGAAAGGATATTGAATAAGTCAAAAGAGAATCCTACCGATTATTCAGAACTCCCAAAGGTTGAAAAAACAACACAACCAATGACTTTTATTGTCCAACCTGATGAAGTTGAATTATTAAATCACTGGAAGGAGAATATAAAAGGTGTGTATGGTAAATACGGTGATTTTGAATATAGATTTAAATCGACAGGTGGATTCGGTTATGAAGTTTGGGTATATAGTGAATTAGCAAAAGCCGAACTTTGTTTGACTACAAATTTTAATTATTAAACTTGACAATATAAAAATAATATTCTAAATTTTATAAAAAATAAAAATTATGACAATTAAACAAGCGTTAAAGTTTAAAAACAAATTGGTTCAAGAATTGAACGAATTAACAAAAAGATTACATAGTAATAACTCCGTGTTAGAAGGAAATGAAAGGGCGTATTCCTCAAAAGAAACCTTAGCTTCATTATATAAAAAGATTGAAGATATTAATAAAATCAAAACACAAATACATAGAGCTAATGCACCGGTTTATGATAAAATTTTCTTAATGGGTGAATTAAAATCATTGGTAAAAAATCTAAAAGAACTTGATTGCACCAATGGCACAGCTGTTGATTACTTTTCTCGTAGAAGTGAATCAAATGTTGTTAAAATAGCTGAAATTTCGATTGTTGAAAGAGATAATGAGGTTAAATTTCTTGAATTAAGAATCGAACAACTTCAAGAAGAATTAGACCAACATAATTTCACAACCACAATTCCTGGTTTGTAATTTAGGGTTAATTGGTTATGTTTTATCTATTACGATACAAATTTCTTGATCTACGATAATATGATTAGATTGTTTATGCCTTAAATGTCATCATTCAAATAGTTCAACAGTTATTATTTTAAATCTTAAACCTCTTTAAAACATCAGATAGACATAATTCAATTCAACTCATAAACCCCATTCTATTTTTAGTTTGGGGTTTTTTAAAAATTTTAAAAAATGAACGAAAAACAAAAGATTGGTATATCAAAATTCTTAAATATTAACTACGGAAATCTAATTACCGAAGAACGAAGAAATGGTAAATACAGGGCTTTTAGTTTAAAAAATGATGACGATAAAGTTTTTATTCTGGATACAAATGATGATGCCAGTAAAGATGTTGTTGTTTATGTTAGTGCTAAATATGTTATAGACCCAATTTTAAATATGTTTTACACAGATTATAATGAAACATATGATTTCGTTGAAGAATGGTTTTCAGAAAAATATAAAACAAAATGTGATACAATTATCGGATTTTGAATTTAATTTATTATATTTGTATCTATGAAAAAATCCGTAATTTTTATCGATCACGATGGTGTTCTGACTCTTTCCACACAATGGGGTGGACGATTCAAGAAAAAAGGGTTTGATTCAAATCCGGAAACTCCTATGGATATACGAATGGATAACTTTGACCCAAAAGCGGTTAAGGTTTTAAATGAAATAATAGATCTTACCGGCTGTGAACTTGTCGTTTCTTCTGATTGGAAAAAATACGGAACTTTAGAACAAATGAAGGAAATGTATATCACTCGTGGAATTAAACCACCAATTGATTTAACACCAAACATAAAAGATTGTAAGAATTTTGTTAATGACCACGAATGGATGGCGATGTGGGAATTGGAACATTCACGAGTTGTTGAAATAAAAAATTGGTTACACGACCATCCGGAAGTCACACATTGGGTTGCCGTTGATGATCTTAATATGGGTAAAGATGGTTCATCTTGGAAATTGTGGGGGTTGGATAATTTTGTTCATTGCAAACGACCATATAACGAAGGAATTAAACAATCAGGACTTAAAGAAAAAATATTAAAGTTTTTGGAATGAATGTTAAATTACAACAAATGGTTATGGAATTGGGTTGGGACAAAACTTGTGAATTAGTAGGTCTTTCAGATAAACTAACTGAATTTGCATTTGATAATAACCCAACTAACTTCTTACAATTATTTGGTAATTTAACAGTAGTTCGAAGTGATGAAAATGATAAGTGGTTATTCTTTAAAGATCATAACAATTGTAATATAATATTTTTTGATGATGAAATTGGATGTGTATATATTAACGATGATATTATCTGGTCGACTCTACAATACAAATTTAATCTTACTTACAATCAAACAAAGGAATACATAACAATATGGTTATTGGAAACTTATGATTTAAAAGGATTTGTAATCATTAGTGATATTTTTGGTTGTAATCGTTAAAGTATAGTTTAAAAATGAAAAGTATAAGTCAAATATTCAAAGGCAACGAACATTTAATGGATTTACAACCAGTTGAAGAACTTATTGAATACACACAGAATCTTGAAGGACAAGTAATGGAAAAAAAAGTTGAAGATAACTACGATAAAGAACATATGTTAAAGTCAATGTTATCTGACATACTTGATAGTTGCAGAGAATATGAAGAAAATAAGATACTTCAAGATAGATATCCAGATTTATATCAAAAAGTTGATGCAGATTCTTTAGTTAAAAATTTAATGGATTATATTATATCTATGAATTTAAAAAATAATTTAAGAATATGAAAAAAAGGGTTTACTTAATTGATATTGACGGAACTATTTGCGATGATATAAAAAATGAGGACTCACATCTATATTCAACAGCAAAACCATTTGAAGGATCCAAAGAACAAATAAATAAATTATACGACGAAGGAAATAAAATTGTATTTTTCACCGCCAGAGAATCAAAAGATAGAAAAACAACATACAATTGGTTATTACAACACGGATTTAAATTTCACGATTTAATAATGGATAAACCAAGATGTATTGAAGATGATTGTGAATATGTCTGGGTGGATAATAAACCGGTAAGAGGTATAACATATAAAGGAGAGTGGGGACCAATTGTTGAATTGAAAAACCAAGAAGTCGAAACACTATTAAATTTTAATTTAAAAAAATGACAAAGAAACTTAAATTACATATCGTTGATGAAAAACCATATTTGGTTTCATTAGATAAAATTGAAATTGGTGATAAAGTTATTATGACTGTTGGAGGACAATACCCAAGTTTAATTGATTGTAGAAACGAACAAACATTAAAATTGGTTGTTGATTCTAAATTATCGCTTAACCAAGCCTTCAAAGTGTTTGCAGAACCAGATAAAGTTAATTTAACCCAAGAACAAATTGATAAGTTAATTGAAACTGATGGTGTTCTTGAAGTTGAAATTGAAAATGGTGAAGTAATTTATAAATAATTCAGAATAAAATTTGTCAGATTAAAAAACATTCCATATCTTTGTTTTAAATATAAAGATATGGATAGACACGAACCACATTTAGTCGAACAAAATTTTGAAATGACATTTTGTCAAGAACACGATTGTTGCGAATCGAAAGACCAATTTATTAAAATCAAAACACAAAATGGTGGAGGTGGAGATTTCTATGTAATAGAAACAGAAAGATGGGCTTTTGATAGTATAACAGAATTAATTATGCTCTTAAAAAGATTCGAAGCTGCACATTCATTAATAAAACAAAAAGAACTGGAATGAAAGATTTAAACATAGACGAATTACTTATTTTAGCTGATAAACAATTAGATAAGATGACATTACATATAATTTCTCAAAGTGTAGTAACTATGATTGGTTTAATCCAAAGTTTGTTATTATTATTTGGTCTTATTGGTCCCATATATTTCATACCAGTCTATATTGTTTGTGTTATATTGTATTTTTATCATAACTCAAAATATAAAAAAAGTGATAAATTAATAAAAGAAATCCTTGAAGAAATAGATAATAGAGAAGTTTAATAATTTAAATAAAATAAAATGAAAAAAGTATTTTTAGCGGTTATGGTTGGTATTATGGTTATGTCCTGTACCCAAAATGAACGAGTTAAATCTTGGGGTGGTGAAGGAACAATTAATCTACCAAAGGGGAGAAAATTAGTTAATGCGACTTGGAAAGGAGATCATATTTGGTATCTAACCAGACAAATGAAATCAGATGATGTTGCAGAAACATATCAATTCCAGGAAGAATCATCTTGGGGTGTAGTAGAAGGAACTTTTAACATTGTAGAAGAAAAATAATATGACAGAAAATGAAATAAAACTTCTTGGATTACAAAAAGAAGATATGGGACAATGGGATAATGATGAATCTTATTATTATGTTTTGGATATTGCCAATGGTTTGACATTTATAACACCGGCGAATGATGAAATAAAAAACGACGAATGGTATGTTGAAATATTCAATACAGACCCACTCATTAGATTTAACGAATTTACAGAAGTCCAGGGACTGATAAACCAATTAACAAATGCGATTGCGAAATGAATAACACAGAAATTATCTACGGACAATTATTAAACGAACATAGTCGAATTGGTAATGAAATATCCGATATTAAAGCTAATAGTGTTGAATTAAATGAGAATGACAGGAAAAAAGTCCAACAACTACAAAAAAGACAATTAGAGATTATGAATCAGATAAAAACATTATTCAATGGAAATTTCGGAAAATAAAATACCGACACACGACCCTTACACTGGTGAACTTAATCCCTATTACGAAGAACTAACTGGTGAAAAAAATCCATTATCACCAGAAGTTGAAGATGTTACACCAGTATTTGATTTAAAAAGTTTGATTGGAATGGAATTCAGATATAAGGGTAAGTATGGATTATCAACTTGGACGGATGTTGTTAAAAACATTGAAGTCATTCACGGAATTGAAACAAACCTCCAATTACCAGTTAAACAATTGAAGGATGGTGAAGAAAAAAAACCATTTGAAATATACGGATATAAATATCACTTACAGGTTAGATCAACAAGGGGTAATCAGTCGTATGATTTCAATGATTGTATCTTTATAAATTAGTAATAAAATGGAATATTTTAAATTATTTTTAAGGTGGTTAGGGTTTATAACGATGTTATCACTTTTTGGTGAATATATTATAAGTAGGGAAGTTAACGGATTCATCCAACTATTATGTCTCGTCGTGTTGGTTTGGATTCTTGTATATTTAAGTGACGAGACAATTGATATATTTAAAAACAAAGAAAAATGATTGGAACTTTAATTGTAATTTTAGGATTAGTGATTGGTGGTTATGTTGCATATACCACAAAAGAAAAAATGTATAATGTTGAAGATAGTCCCCACTACGGACAAAGAAAAAACTTCAATATTGGTTGGTTAATAAAACCATTGGTAATATTTGTTTCTTCACTTCTTATTTCGGCAATCCAACCATTTCAGATTGAAAAAATTGATGCAGGAAACAAAGGGTTAAAAATCAATTTGGTTGGAAATCAAAGAGGGGTTGCAAGTTATCAATATAAAACTGGATGGGTGATGTATAACTCTTGGACAGAACAAGTATTAGAGTTTCCTATTTACCAACAACATATTGAATATGACGACCAATCGGTAATTCTTAAAGGTGGATTCTCAGCAACCATCAAACCGACATTTAATTATTCATTAAGAGAAGATGCCATTGGTGATATGTTTGTTAATTTACGTAGACCAATAACAGATGTGGAACAAGGTTGGTTGAAGAATGCTATTATTGGTGCTGTTAATGATGTATCTAATACTTGGGAAGTTGATAGTATATTCAATCACCGACAAGCGTTTGAAGCGGCAATTGTTGCCGAATGTAATTTAAGATTATCAAAATGGTTTAATGTGTCACAATTAAGAACAAACATTACACCTCCTGAAGCATTACAAGAATCTATTATATCAAAAACAAAGGCGATTCAACAAGCGGAAGCCTCCAGACAACAAGCAATTGCGGCAAAGGCTGATGGTGAAAGAAAGGTTGCCGTTGCAAGAGCCGATAGTGCTGAAACCGTAATTAATGCAGCAGCTAAAGCTAAGGCGATGGAACTAACTCAACAAAAATTAACACCGTTGTATGTTGAATTTAAGAAAGTGGAAAAATGGGATGGGAAACTACCTACAACAGTTGCCGGTAATTCAGGAACTTTAATAAATATTAAGTAATATGGCGGAAACTTTAAATTTAGTAAATCCGGATGACGTTCTATCTTGTAAATATGAAATTAGTAGATTTCCTGATGGACAACAAACTATTAGGATTCTTGAACATAACTACACAACATATCTTAGTTTAAGGAGACAAAATGAATCAATCACAATCAAATCAAGGTTAAATGACTTCAGAGATTTGGAACTTATAATTTGTGCGAATCAAGCGTTAAAAGAAATTGGGATTAAAAGCGTTAAATTATTTATCCCATATTGTATTGGGGGTAGAAGTGACAGGAAATTCCAAGAAGGGGGAGTCAACTACATTAAAACTGTTATTGCACCAATTATTAATTCACAAAACTTTGATGAGGTTAGAGTTATGGATCCACATTCAGATGTGCTTGAGGCGTGTATTAATAATTTTGTTAAGTTAAACAACCATAGTTTAGTAAAGTTTGGTCTAACTAATATTGATAATAAAAACGGAGCACAAAACAGAATTTGTTTAGTATCTCCAGATGCTGGTGCATTTAAAAAGATATTTGATGTTGCTCAAATGTTTAGTATTAAAAATATTCTTACAGCGACAAAAGTACGAGATATTGAAAGTGGAAAAATAATTAGAACTGAGGTACCTAATCTTAATGTTACAGATATCGATCACGAATTTAAGTATGTTATTGTTGATGATATTTGTGATGGAGGAAGAACATTTATTGAACTGGCTAAAGTTATTAAACAAAGAAGACCTAATACTGAAATTTATCTTATTGTTACACACGGGATATTCAGTGCGGGATTAAGTGAATTAAAAAACTACTTCAAGACAATATACACCACAAATTCTGTAAAAGATATTGATAACCAACAAATTGTTGGGGATTTACAAGTTAAACAATTAAATTTATTTTAAAACTATGTTTGAAATACGTTATAAAGATATTGACTCTAATACGGGGGAAATAAATCGAGATGAAATGATATGTCAATGTCCAAATGAAATGTTATGTGAATGGGTATTGTCAGCATTAATTAGGGATATGTCTTTAGATTACGACCAACCAAATAGAGAATTTTACATAAAAAACAAATAAAAAATATATGAAAAACAATCCACTATTGATGACAGATGGTTATAAAACATCACATCACAAAATGTATCCGGAAGGAACAACATTGGTTTATTCCAACTTTACACCAAGAAGTGTAAAAAGAATGTCTGAAACAGCAAAAGATATTGTTGTATTTGGTATCCAATACACTATGAAATACATTAATGATTTATACAACGATAATTTCTTCAACAGACCAAAAGATGAAGTTGTTGGTGGAGCAAAACAATTTTTAAGTAGTTATTTGGGTGTTGATTATGACTGTACACACTTTGAAAAACTTCACGATCTTGGTTATTTACCAATCAATGTTAAGTCATTACCAGAAGGAACAATTATAACAGAGAAGGTTCCGATGATGACAATTTACAACACACATCCAGATTTCTTTTGGTTACCAAACTTTTTGGAAACTTTAATATCAAGTTTAATTTGGAAACCGGTTCATTCGGCTTCGTTGGCTTATGGTTATAAAAAAGTTCTTTTAGGTCATGCTAATAAAACGGATAAAAATAATATTGGTTTTGTTGATTTCCAGGGACACGACTTCTCATTTAGAGGTATGCAACATCCGGAGTCGGCTATTAGTTCTGGTCTTGGTTTTTTAACTTCATTTAAAGGTACTGATACGATTCCGACATTACAAGCTGCGAAATATTATTATAATGATACTGATGTCGCTTTTTCAGTTCCGGCATCAGAACATGCAGTTATGACTGCGTATGGTAAAGAGAATGAAATTGATGGTTTCAAAAGACTAATGAAACAATACCCAAGTGGTATTTTAAGTGTTGTTTCGGATTCGTTTGATTTGTGGCAAGTTTGCACAAAATTTGTAACCGTATTAAAAGAAGAAATTATGACTCGTAATGGTAAATTGGTTATTCGTCCTGACTCTGGTGACCCGGTTGATATTCTTTGTGGTAGCTTAAAATGGGAAACTAAAGGTGAATTTGAATTTAATAAAAACAGGATAATTGGGTTAACCCCAGAAGAAAAAGGTGTAATTGAACTTCTTTGGGACGTATTTGGTGGAACAATCAACGAACAAGGTTATAAAGTTCTTGACCCACATATTGGAGCAATCTACGGAGATTCAATTACAATCGAAAGGGCTGACGAAATCTGTAAAAGATTAGAAGCAAAAGGTTTTGCATCAACAAATGTTGTATTAGGTGTTGGTAGTTATTCTATGGGTTATGCAACAAGAGATAATCAAGGAGGTGCTGTTAAAGCAACTTATGTTGAAGTAAATGGTGAAGGTAGAAACATCTTTAAAGATCCAATTACAGATGATGGAACCAAGAAATCAGCAACAGGATTATTAAGTGTTGCACTAAATGGTGGTAAATTTGTTTTAATTGATTGTTGTACTTGGGAAGGTGAATCGGCTGGAGCGCTTCAAACAATATACAAAGATGGTCAGTTCTTCAACAAAACAACATTAAACGAAATTAGAGAAAAATTGAAATTATGACAAGAAATTTAGGATTAGTATTTTTTGTGATTATCTTTACATCATTAGTTTATGGTGGGATATTATACTTATCATTAAAAGAAAGTAAAGTCTGTGACCAACTGGTAAGATTAAACGATGGGACACAATATGAAGCAACTCAAGTACTTTCTTATAGTAGTGGAATGACATCAATTAGACTCTGTACCGGTGAAGTTTTAAGGACACCAACAGTCAATATAAAGATGGTTGAAGAACTGAAGAAATAAAATTAAATCCTCACTTTAAACGGTGGGGATTTGTTTTTTTAAAATATTATTCTTAATTTTGAAGAATGAAAGGGAAACTAATTAAAACAGATGTAAATTATATTCTTGAAGATGATAAAGGGGTTGTCATCGCATCAACATCTTTAAAGAGAGTGGAGGGGTTATCACTATCACTCAAAAACTGCCAAGCAATTGAAGGTGGTTATAATTTGGATGAGTTGGTAAAAAGAGAATACTTAGATGGATATGACACTACTGAACTATGTAGAACCGTATTCAAAGATGGTTTCCAAAAAGCACTTGAGTTGATGGGTGATAAGAAGTTTAGTGAAGAGGATGTAAAAAACATATTTGCAAGAACATTAGAAAATGCACCAAGTACGGAAAGTCATACAAGAATGATATCTGATGTGGAATATAGACATTTTGTAATGGATGAATTGTATGATAAAGTTATTCAATCACTACAACAAACTGAATGGGATGTTGAGGTTGTGATGGAAAAAGTTGATTTGAGTTTTGGGTGTTATAAAATACAGCAAAAATTTGATTCAGACGGATGCTTAATTTTAAAAAGAATATAAAAATGGATAAAAGAAGTACACACTACGGTGATATATCAAAATGGATAGAAAAAGTAATTGACTCTTGTGAGACATACCAACAAACACATAGTGCCAGACAATTGGTTAGAAATTTTAGAAAACAATTAAGAACTAAATCTCCTGACAAGTATTGGAGCGATTATCAACACAGTGTTATTTGGCCACTTGAAGCGATGGTAACATCCAAACGACAATCATTCATAAATAAATCGGAATGAACGAAGAAATAGAATACGATTACTTACCTGGGTTCATAGAACAATTTGGTGATGGTCCACTTGGAGAATTAAACCCAGATGATTGGGACGCACTCCGATTTCTACTATGGTTACAAA